TTACCAAATGGATAGGCGATAACTATGGGAGTTTAGGTGAGAATACGCTCTATTTGGGAAATTTATACGCAGAAAGGGACTGGGGACACGCTGAAGACTACGTTTATGCCATGTGGTTGATGCTTCAACAGGAAGAACCGGACGATTACGTTATTTGTACAGGTGAGACATATAGTGTTGAAGACTTCTTAAATGAGGCTTTTAGGTGTATAAACATATGGGATTACAATGAATACGTTAGTATTGATGAAGAATTACTAAGACCTTCTGAAGTACCTTACTTGCGTGGAAAATGCAGTAAGGCAGAAGAAGTGCTTGGATGGAAACCGAGAACCTCATTTAAACAATTAGTCGAACGGATGGTGGAGTTTGACTTGGGAAGGAGTAGAAGTCAGGTTTATGTCTAGGTTAAAAAATGCTGTACAGAGTACACATAAATATAGAAGATTTACAGCCAGAGCTATTAGAAGCTGGAGTAGACATGTATGAAACATCTGGGATGGTTTTGAAGGTCTTTATGGCTGGAGAAGACCCAGATGACGTTTGTCACAAAGCAGTTAAAAAACTTATAGCGGATGTAACTGCGTATAGAAGAACATCTAGGGTTCTAGAATTAGCTAAAGACATTAACAACCTGATTAGAGTTGTTAAGTTAGAAATTAGTTATCCTTTTCCGTAGGTGTATCATGAAAAGATTGTTAAAAAGATTTTTAATATTGGCTTGTTGTTCAGTAGCGGTATTTGCTCCTAGCTATTTTTATATCGAATACAAGAGTAAGCAAATAATGGAAGTTGTTGTTGAACAAAATAAATTAGTTATGGAAAACAGGACTAGGACAGAGATACTAAGAGCGGGCGTAAATTATGTCCTTGGTGGTCTAGACGAGCTAGCCAGTGAAATAAAAAAGTATCATAAACCAGAATTAACCACAATAAGCAAGGAATTCATCGCAGGTAAATGAGTGCTAAAAACGAGTTTTTAACCAGTATAGATTTGTCACTTTGTCTTACTCTGGATAGAGAAGAGACAGAGACCCGAGCCTCAAGTGAGGCGATGTTTGATTTCGTTCACAGCAACTTTCTTGAAGTGGGCGACATATGGATTGAGAGGTTCATAGCAGGAAGAGGTGAGGATTGTCACATTATTGACACAGACGAGCTTCCTCCAGACTTGAAAGGCTCTTGCCCAAGAGAAAGCTGGAGAGCTAGACCTAATGCGTATAACGCTTGGAAGGCTCACAGAGAGATGATTAAGAATGGTATCCATCACAATACGGAGAACCTTTTGATTGTCGAGGAAGACTGTGTTCTTAGACCTTCGTACTTTGACTGGGTATTAAGTGGAGCATCTGAATTCTTGATGACTCAAAATTGGGACATGGTTTACTTTGGTTCATATTACAGAAAGGGTAGTAGCATAGAAGTACACCCTAACGTAATAAGAATGGCTGGCGAGACTGGTTGGCACTGCGTATTGATTAATAAGCGTATGTTCGATGTTTTGCTTTCATTGCCTGCTTTAGGGCCTATGGATTGGTTGTGTGCAGATAGGATTCATCAAAAGCATGTTTGTTATGGATTAACTCCTAGCGTTGCATTGCAACTAGAAACATATAGTGCAGTAGAAGACAAGATGACTAACTATAACACACATTTAGTTTGAAGTGCTGTGCCATGAATGAAAAAATTATCATGAATAACTTTTCAATATCTAGTTCTGAAGAAGACGCTAGCCTTTTTGGTCCAAAAGAAGATTTGGTTATCTTGGATTTAGGACCAGCTTGTTTGACAGGCCCAACTCATCATAGTTTTGAGATGGCTAAAAAATATAGAGAAGTTACGTTGTATCTAATTGAACCACATCCAACTTTTGCTAGGTTTTGTAAAGAACAAGCTGAAGGTTATGAAAATATAATTGTTATACAAAAGGCTATTTCTGATTATAACGGAACTGCGAAGCTTAAAGAATACAATAATTCTGAGTGTAGTTCAATATTAGATGTGGACATTGATAAAATTAAAAAGTCCGGCTGGCCACAACCGCAATGGTTTGAGCTAAGTGAAAAAACTTTTGATGTTGAAGTTTGCAGGTTAGACAAAATTATAGAAGAATACGAAATAAAACAAATAGACCACATAAAGATAGATATTCAGGGAGAAGACTTGAAAGCGTTGCAGTCTGCGGGAAGACATCTGGATATTATAAAGAAAGGTGTCTTAGAATCGTCTATAGGAGAAGAGAAAAGTTTGTATAAGGGTCAACACACCCAAAAGGAATGTGTTAATTTTTTAGAATCCAAAGGGTTTAAAATAACTGATATAGAACCTAATGACAGCACTGATATGGAGGTCAATATACATTTTGAGAAACTTTAATGACCCTATTTATAAAGACTGGCGAAAAAAAGTTTTAGCTAGAGACAAGTATAAGTGCCAGATGCCTCAGTGTAAACGAAGAGGAAAAAGGATGCAGGTGCATCATATTAAAAAGTGGAGTTCTGCTTCATCATTAAGATATGATGTGGACAATGGTATAACTTTGTGTTGGGATTGCCATAACGAGGTGAATGGAAAAGAGCAGCACTTTGAAAGACTGTTCATGGAAATACTTAGAACCAAGTAAACCATATGGCTTAGATATGTCACAACACAAGTATACGATTATAAGAGATACGAGAGAGAAGGATGGCTGGTCATTTGACTTTTATGAGACCTGTGAAGCCGTAGTTGACGAAGGTCTAAAAACGGGTGATTATACAGCGAAGGGTCTCGAAGGATTGTTTGTAATTGAAAGGAAAGCTTCGAGCGGAGAGATAGCATTAAACTTAGGCAAGAAGCGAAAACAGTTTGAGGCCGAGCTTGAACGTATGCGAGAGTTCCGGTGGAGATACATAATATGTGAATTTTCCGAAGATACGTTGCGGATGTTTCCAGAGGGTTCGACAATCCCCAAATCAAAATGGAAATATCTAAGAATGAATGGAAAATTTATGAGGAAACTGCTTTACGAGTACGAAGAGGATTATGAAGTAACGATTATATTCACGGACAACAAACAGGAAGCGGAGGAGGTTGCAATAGGTTTAATCAACGAAGCCTACACTACTTTAGCACAAGAGAGGTAACATATGTCTTGTGATTATTCTTTGCTAAACCAAGTGCAAAATCATGGTTTAAATGCAGAAACTGGGGAAATATATTTACACGGCTACTACATAGACGACGAGCAAGAGCCGGGTATTGAATATAGGATGGCAACTAATTTTGTAAAAAATCTACACATACTTAAAGAAAAAGATGTGTTAGTCCACATGCATACTATTGGTGGTAATTGGCATGATGGGATGGGTGTATATGACGCAATGACATTTTCACCAAATAAAATAACCATACTTGGATATGCCAGCGTTTCTTCTATGTCCACAGTTATACTTCAGGCAGCAGACAGTAGAGTATTAATGCCAAATGTGGAGTTTATGATTCATTGGGGTTCTGTCGGCGTAGAGGGACATTCACTGGTCGTCCAGTCCAACGCAGAGCAAAATTCAAAGTGCAATCAAAGGATGTTGGATATTTATACGAAAAAGTGTGCGAAAGGCAACTTTTTTAAGAATAATAATAAGTATAAAACATCTGTGAGTATAAAAAACTTTATAAGAAAGAATATAGACCGTAAAGGTGATTGGTATATGGCAGCAGAAGAGGCTGTAGATTACGGTTTCGCTGATGCTGTCCTCGGTCAAAAGGGGTATGAAAGTATAGAGTGTCTAATCTCAAAAAAATAGACGATGCTTGGTTAAACATAGACGTAGACGAGTCCAAGATATTTAACCCGCTCACACATACCTACGCAAATAGCGAAGAAGAATTTCATATTCATCTTACTTGGCTTATGTCACAGCCTCAGTATTTTAGTTTTGTTTGCAAACAAGTATTCAACATAGACATTCTTCCAATGCAGTCTTTGATATTACACGAGATTTGGAATAGAAAATTCCCTATGTTAATAGGTTCTCGTGGTCTTGGTAAATCATTTCTACTATCTCTCTACTCAATGCTTCGTGCTTTTTTTATGCCCGGCAGAAAGATAGTGATTGTAGGTGCTGCATTTAGACAATCAAAAGTCTTGTTTGAGTATATGGATACGATATGGCAAAATTCTCCACTATTAAGAGATATCATGGGTCCATCAAGTGGTCCGAGAAGAGATGTTGACAGATGTGTTATGAAGCTTGGGAAAAGCACTATAACATGTTTGCCTCTTGGTGATGGTACTAAGATTCGTGGTCAACGCGCCAATGACATTATTACAGACGAATTTGCTTCTGTACCTCGTGAAATATTTGAAAATGTTGTTGCTGGTTTTGCTGCTGTAAGCTCCTCACCTATAGAAAATGTAAAAAGACTTGCTTCTGAAAAGAAAGCAAAAGAACTAGGTGAGTATGTAGAGCTTGCCGATAACGAAGTAGAGCAAGATATGTCAAACCAGATTGTTCTGTCTGGTACTGCTTATTACGATTTCAATCACTTTGCAGATTATTGGAAAAAGTGGAAGTTGATAATTAAGAGCAAGGGAAACCCTGTAAAGTTAAAAGAGGTGTTTGGCGGTGAAGATATTCCAAAAGATTTTGACTGGACTCAATACAGCATAATGAGGATACCTTTTGAGATGCTTCCAGAAGGTTTTATGGACGCTGCTCAGGTTGCCCGCTCAAAGGCCACAGTTCACTCAGGAATCTACCAAATGGAGTTTGCGGCATGTTTTACCACAGATAGTCAAGGGTTCTTCAAACGCTCTCTCATCGAATCCTGTGTTGTTTCAAACGATAACCAAATCAAGCTACCTAGTGGAGAAGTTTTCTTTTCACCGGCTTTAATTGGAGATTCTCAGTCGCAATACATCATAGGTGTTGACCCAGCTTCAGAAGTCGATAACTTTAGCATCGTTGTTCTTGAAATTCAACCAGACCATCGTCGAATTGTCTATTGCTGGACTACAACAAGAAGTCATCACAAAGAGATGGTCAAATCAGGAATAACTTCTGAATGTGATTATTATTCTTTTTGTGCTAGAAAAATCAGAGACTTGATGAAAAGGTTTCCTTGTAACCATATTGCTATGGATGCACAAGGTGGTGGTATTGCTGTTATGGAAGCACTACACGATAAAGATAAAATTAAAGATGGCGAACTTGCTATATGGCCAATTATAGACGAAAATAAATATAAGGATACAGATGATAATCCGGGATTACACATATTAGAAATGTGTCAGTTTGCTAAGTCAGATTGGTTGGCAGAAGCCAATCATGGACTAAGAAAAGATTTTGAAGATAAGGTTTTGCTGTTTCCCTTTTTTGATTCTGTAAGTCTTGGCCTGTCTACCGCTACAGATGCTATAGCAGAAAGAAAATACGACACATTAGAAGACTGTGTTCTAGAAATAGAAGAACTTAAAAATGAGTTATCTATGATTCAGATGACACAAACAGCTTCTGGTAGAGACAAGTGGGATACGCCGGAGACGATTGTAGCCGCCGGTAAAAAACAAAAGATGAGAAAAGACCGTTACTCAGCACTAATCATGGCAAACATGGCTGGTAGGACGTTGGCAAGAACACCAGAAAAGCCTACATACAATACAACAGGTGGTTTTGCTAACAACGATACAATGAGTATGGAAGGACCATCTTTTAGTGGGCCAAACTGGTTTACCCAAGGAATGAAAGATATTTACTAATTTTGTGTATAATAGTGTAGACGATTCTATTGCAATACTATTACAAAGGTAATGATTAAATGGCAGAACAGGAAAACAAACGAAGTCCTTTCGTAACTTGGTCTGGAGAGTCTGATAGAGCAAAAGCTTTTGAGATATCTGGAGAAGCGATTGATGCTTACGAAGGAGTACAAAGTTCGTCTGCCTCTCATAGAAGTTTTCTTGATATAGAACCAAACCTTTCTGTTCGTCAGCAGTTTACTAGGGATGACTATTATAGATTTCGTACAAACGAAAGAATTCCTAGTCAACAAAAACACATTATTAAATTATGCATGGAGGCTTATAACAAGGTCGGCATCATAAAAAACATTATTGACCTTATGGGTGATTTTGCTAGTCAAGGAATAACGCTTGTACACCCAAATAAAAAAATAGAGCGTTTCTATAAAAAATGGTTTCAAAAGGTTGGCGGTCGAGAACGCTCTGAAAGGTTCTTAAATATTCTATACCGTTGCGGCAATGTCATTGTAAAAAGAAGAACTGCCAAAGTCAGCAAAAAAGCCCAGCAAGACCTTAGTAAAGCCGCTGACATGAGTATTGAGCCAATGAAAATCATCAAGAGGGAAATACCTTGGGTGTATGATTTTCTCAACCCTATGTCTGTTGAAGTCATAGGCCAAGAACTCGCATTGT